AATAAGATATGACTAAAGTTCTTAACACAGTAATGTTTATAGTTTGGGGAGTAATTTTTACTCTCTTTTTGTTTAAATTAATAAGTTAAAACGATGAAAAAATGAGATGGTATTTTATTTCTATAGTAGCATTATGTATAATATCTGGAATATTACTGTATTATTATACAAATGCTAAAGGGTTGATTATTATTATATCAATAATCGGAGTATTAAATTTATTGGCTGCGTGTTTCTATAATATGATTGTAGAAATATATGATGAAGCAGATAAAATAGACCAATCAGAAAATTAAAAATTATGAGTAGATATACTAAAGAATTAGAAGACGGTAGAAGTGTTGTTTATGGTTTTGACCATGCATTAGGTTATTTTATTGATGTTTTTGGAATTCCTGACGAAGATGGAGTAAGTGAAAGTTTAATTGAAGAGTCTAGTTTTTTAACTAGGATGTCTAATGGCAAAATGATTGAGTTAATGGATATGTTTGAACTTCCTGAATCTCACATTGAGCAAGTGGCTATGGATTTACCAATTAGTTAATTATGAGCAAACTTATAGAAACATTAACAAGAAAAAGTATGGAGATTAAGTTTAGCGGTAGAAGTAGCGACTATATTACTCCATCGTTTGGTTTTGGCTGTGTTCTTGAGTGTGCTTATTGCTACATGAAAAGGCACAAGCCTAAAGGCTTAACAGTTGCAGAGAATTACAATGATATTTTAACAGCTGTTAATAATCATGCTTATTTCTATGCAGATGTAGAGAAACCAAATCAAACTGATCCTGAGTTTATAACTTACGATCTAGCTTGTAATGAAGATTTCGTAGCACATGCTAAGTATCATCAATGGGAAAAAATATTTGCATTTTTCAGAGATCATCCTATTGCTAAAGCTACTTTGGCTACTAAGTATGTAAACAAAGAGCTATTAAAGTTTGATCCGCACGAAAAGGTTAGAATAAGATTTAGTCTAATGCCTGAAGAGTATAGACAAGTTTTAGAACCTAATACGAATACTATTTATGAAAGGTTAATAGCTGTAGAAAAATTTATAGACGCTGGTTATGAAGTTCATCTTAATTTTAGTCCTGTTATTGTTCATGATAATTGGTTGGATAAGTATAAAGAATTATTTGAGGTTGTACAATACAATGCAAGAACTTATGCTTGGGATACAGATGCTGTAAAATCAGAAGTAATTTTTCTTACCCATAACTCTCAGAAACATGTATATAATTTAGAACATGAAATTCCTGGTGAAGATTTATTATGGCGACCTGACATTCAGGAACACAAAATATCTTCTTACGGAAGTATCAATCTAAGATATCGTCATGATTTAAAAGCTAACTTTATAGAGGAATTTAAAAGCTTACATGCAGAAATAATTCCTTGGAACACAATTAGGTATATTTTTTAATTTAAAAACAAAAACAATGGCAAAGTATAAAATAGAAGAAGAAAAAGTATATGGTATGACTATAGGCTTTTATGTAAAAGTAAAAAGAAATTGGTGGTCTTTATGGAGATATCTTAGAGCTACTGACGGTACTATTACTAAGTATGAAACTAAAAAAGGAGCACAAGCCGCTATTAACTTAAGATCAATTAAATAACATGAGTATTTTTAAAGCTGGAATATACGCACTTCTGCAAAAGAAAATGTATCGTAGAACTAAAAGATATATGCAATTTAAAGAATTGCAATATAAACATGTTTATAACTACGAAGACTCTGATGCAGAATAAAATTTTCATATTACTATTACTTTGTTCTTGTAGTTCTAAGATTAATTATAGTGTTAAGATAAACACTGATACGTATAAATTACGTGAAAAAATAGTGCATAAACAGACTAAAAAAATGCAACGAAAGCTCAATCGAGCAAGGAGAGTTTAATTATGATTTATTTAGTAACAGGTCAGCAGGAGATGTTTACTCCTGTTGGCTATTCTATGGCTACTGTAACTGAAGCTTTAGAATACTTGAACACTTTGGACATTATCGGCTATGACTCAGAAACTAGAGGATTTGATCCTTATACTTGTGAATTGTTGTCCATTCAGCTAGGCGATGGAAATAAGCAATTTGTAGTAGATACTAATACTATTAACATTAACCTGTTTAAACAGCTGTTAGAAACTAAGGAGCTTATTATGCACAATGCTAAGTTTGATCTTAGGTTTCTGTATCATAAACAAATAGTGCCCAAAAAGATATTTGATAGTTTTCTTGTAGAAAGAATCCTCACAACTGGTATAGACACTGCTAGAAGATCTTTAGATGCTGTAGCTTACAAATATTGTAAAATAGAGCTTGATAAGTCTATACGCGGTAATATACATCGTGAGGGATTATCTGCAAGAGTAATCAAATATGCTGCTGATGATGTGAAATATCTTCATCAGATCAAGCGCAAACAAGAAGTGGCGTTGGCAGAAAAAAATCTTACTCGCACTGCTAGTCTTGACAATGAATTTGTGCTTGTACTCGCTTATATAGAATACTGCGGTATGTATCTAAATCCTGAAGAATGGCAAAAGAAATGCAATGATGATCTAAAAGATATGCAAGCTATTAAGGATAAATTAGATCAGTTTATCTTAGATAACTCTGATAAATATCCTCAATTTGTAGATAATCAGCTGTCTTTGTTTGACGAAGGTATAACCTGTAGAATAAATTGGAATTCAGAAAAACAAGTAATACCATTGTTTAAGTCTTTAGGAATTGACACTCTAACTAAAGATAAAGAAACAGGTTTTATGAAAGATTCTATTGACAAAAAAGTTCTAGGCCCGCAAAAGAAAAAACATCCTTTGGTGGGAATATATTTAGAATACAAAGAGAATCAAAAAGAAGTTAGTACTTATGGTGAGAACTGGTTTGAGTATATCAACAAAGTAACTGGTAGAATCCATAGTAATTATACTCAGATCATGAATACTGGTCGTTTGTCTTCTGGTCAAAAGGGTAAACCAAAACAAGGCATACCTCAACAGCCAAATATGCAGAATATTCCTTCTGACAATAGAACAAGATCTTGTTTCCAAGCCCAGCCAGGCAACTTACTAATTGTAAGTGACTATAGCGGTCAAGAGCAGATTGTTCTTGCTAACAAATCTATGGATAAAGATCTTTTAAATTTCTATGCTCAAGGTCTTGGAGATATGCATTCTTTTATCGCTTCAAAGATTTTTCCTGAGTTATCAGGATTGTCTTTAGATGAAATTAAAGATCAGCATAAACAGAAAAGACAGATCGCTAAAGGTGCAGGTTTTGCAATTAATTATGGCGGCACTGGTATCACTATAGCACAAAATCTAAGTCTTTCTCTTGAAGAAGGCGAAGAAGTATACAAAGCTTATTTTAAAGCGTTTCCTGGGCTTGCTAATTACTTTAAACAAGAAAAGCAAAGAGCGCTAAGTCTGGGTTATATTCAGTTCAATGATATCAGCAATAGAAAGTGCTTTATTCCATTCTTTGAAGAGTATCAAAAATTACATAAAGAAATTTATGAAACTGAAGGATTTTGGGATAACTATAAGTTGGAAAAGTCACAAGATTCTACTATCTTTAAGAGTTATTTCAAGCCAAAAGTTAGAGAGTATTTTATGAAGAGAGGCGACATCGAAAGAATGTCGTTAAATTATCCTATTCAAGGTTCTTCTGCGGATATTACTAAACTTGCGGGTATTTATTTCTTTAGATATTTGTTGGAGAATAATCTAATGTTTAAAGTGCTTTTACCAAATGTAGTTCATGATGAATGGATTGTTGAGGCTCCCGAAGAACTAGCGGAAGAGTTGGCAGATGTTCTTAAGGATTGCATGGAAAGAGCAGGTGATTTATTCTGTAAAGCGGTAAAGCTTAATGCAGATCCTTGTATAACTAAATTCTGGAAACACTGATGAAGTATGAAAATAACAGTTTTGAAGAGCATATAAACTCTTTAATAAATTCCGCTATGAGATTAAGTAGTTACTTACCTCTTAATAGATATTTTAGAGCTGTAGAAAATGTACAAAACAGTTACATGGTTGAGTTACGTAGAATCTATGCAGTAAAACTTTTAAAAGAAGGATTATCTAATTCTGATATAGCAAGATTACTTTGTAAAGATCATGCTACTATTAGCTATCTAGTAAAAACTACTAATGAAGACGACCCTATAAGAAAAGAAATTATAGACAAATGCGTAGACTGGATTTCTCAAGGATTGTATCCTGTAACTTATACAGAAATAGTAGTGTCTTCTGAGCATAAAACAGGCTTTAAAAGTATAGTTAATTACGAATTAAAATCAATTGAAAATGGGGGAAATAATATTAGACAGGACGGCTCGGCAGATCCAAGGATTGAGGCGGTGGCGTGAGGCTAATTTTTGTGGTATTGCTGAATATCCAACAGGTTTTGGCAAGACGTATACTGCAATTATGGCTATTAAAGGTATGATACCTAAGAAGAATATTACTTCTTGTCTTGTGGTAGTGCCTACGTTAGAACTTAAATCTCAATGGGAAACTGAGCTAAAGAAAAACAAAGTTACCATAGCGAAAGTAATGGTAATAAACTCTGCTATTAAACATCTGCATAAAGTAGATATGTTAGTGCTTGATGAGGTTCATAGATATGCAGCTGAAAGTTTTAGAAATATATTCAACACAGTAAGCTGTGATTATATTTTAGGCCTAACTGCAACTCTTGAACGTGAGGATGGCTTTCATGAAGTTATTCTAGAGTATCTAACTGTGTTTGATCAGATTTCTGTAGATGAGGCTTTAGATAACTGCTGGATAGCGCCGTATAAAGTTTACAATATTCCAATAGAGTTATCAAATGACGATCAAATAGAGTATAACAAAGCCAATAATGCATTTAAGCATTTTGCAGCTAAACTTGGCCACGGCGCCAATGCTTTTAAGAACGCTACTAGTTATTTGAAATCATCTGATAAAGCTTTACAAGGACAAGCAGGTGCTTATTATAATTCTCTGCGTAAGCGCAAAAGTATTTGCCAGAATAACTCTAATAAGATCTTAGCTACTAAAGCTATTATAGATGTAATGGGAGGTAGAAATGGTTTGATATTTAGCGCGACTACTGAGTTTGCTGAGAATCTACAAGATTGTCTAGGCGATATTTGTATGACTTTTCATAGTAAAATCAAACGCAAAGAACAAGAGCTGATAGTCAAAAGATTTAAAGACAAACGAACTAAGGTTAGATTTTTAAGTTCTGTACAAGCTCTTAATGAGGGTTTTAATGTGCCTGATTGTTCTCTTGCTATTATTGCTGGATCTACAAGCACTAAGCGTACTTTCATACAGCAATTAGGTCGTGTAGTCAGGAAAACTCCTGATAAAGAAGCTGTAATTGTTAATCTCTATACTCCTGGCACACAAGAAGAAGTGTGGATGAAAAAGAGATTAGAAGGAATTAATAAAGACAGGATTGCAATATGCACACTAGACGAATTTCTAAAACTGTACGAAAATGGAATTAACACTGAGTACCTCGAAACTGAAGAGCTCCCAGCTGACGCCTGATCAAATTTATATGTTGTTCTTGCTGTATTATCAAAAGTTTGATGATATAGCAGAAATATATGGAAAAGATAAAGCAAAAGTTATTAGGGAATCTTTAGAGACTACAAATTATTTGCTAAGTCAAGGCGGTAAATTTACCGAAACTATTATAAGCAAGAAACATGTAGAAAAATTACTTGGTATTAGAGCGGATCAGATTAATTTCTGGGAATTTTATAATTGTTATCCTGTAAAAGTTGGAGCTCGTGTTCTTAGAGCAGCGGGCCCCAACTCACAGGTAGCATTAAAACATGAAAAGAAATATCTGGCAAGAGTTAGAACTATTGCTCAACATCAGTTAGCTATACAAGCTATTTCTGCATTTGTCGCTAAGAAAAAGCTCGTCAATGAGCTACAATATTTGCCAAATATGGAAACAGTAATGAATAACTCGCAATGGGAGCAATGGGAAGTATTTATTCAAGAAACAGGAAAGGAGGAACAAGAATGGAACACGGAATCAATTTAGATTATAGTAAACAAAATTTTGAAAGAGAGATTAGGTACATTAACGAACTATTGCGCCACATGAAATTAGAGCATAAAGTAGCTAGAAAACTAGTAGCTAAAAGAACTAATTATGAAAAATGCCTTAGTATTTTAAATGGTAGCAAAGAAACTGATTATGATCCAGAAATACCTTTAATAAATTTAAGATCGGATTTGTATTATCTAAATAAACAAGTTGAAGTAGTTCCAAATAGTCAAAAAATTATTGATCAAATAGAATATGTTACTAAACTTTTAAACGATGGCAAAAGTTAAATATTGGGATAGGCTAAAACAAGAGATTGAACGAGGCGAGAAAGGTTTAAATACGGGTATACCATTTGAAGGTTTTACTACTTTAAGTAATCATATTCAGAATATTCAGCAAAGAAGGTATGATCTAATATTTGCACCGACCTCAATAGGTAAATCTGCTTTTTTAGATTCTACTTATGTTTACGGTGCTATTAGTTTTTTGCAGAAAAATCCTGGGTATATTCACGATCTTGAGATTATTTATTATTCTCTAGAAATTCCTCCTGAAGATCAAATAGCAAAGCATATTGTAAGTTTGATCTGGAAAGAACATGGAATACTTTGTGACACTAATGAAATTAAATCTAAGGGTAATCTAACAATACGGCCAGAAGTCAAAAAGTTATTGCTAACCTATGAAGAACGTATGAATGAGATTCAAGAGAAGTATATTTATTTTAAAACAGCTCTTAGTCCAAAGTCTTTGTTTAGGGATTTAGTAAGCTATGCTGAACGACGAGGCGTGTTTCAACGTGATGATGAGGGAAATATTTTGAGTTATACTCCTAATAATCCTGGATTAATCACGCTGATTATCATAGATCATATCGGACATATTAATTACAAAGACTTTAATAGCAAAAAAGAAGCTATAGATATGGCATCTAAGCATCTTGTGTTTTTCAGAAACATGTGCAATTTTAGTCCTGTTGTTGTATCGCAGATTAACCGTGATAAGAATCAAAAACATCGTCAAGCTGAAGAAGGTTGGATGCCTGAACTTCAAGATATCAAAGACACTGGTAATCTTGCAGAAGATGCTAATACTGTAATGGGTATAGAAAGTCCATTTTATGTAGGTGTTGATAACTGTTTAGGCTATGATATCACAAAGTTTAAAGATCGTTACCGACTGCTTAAAATCTTAAAAAATCGTGACGGCAAAAGAAATTTGCTTGTCAGTTTTTTGTTTATTGGCGAATATGGGGGTTACTATCAATTACCTCCAATAGAAAAGTTAACAGGCAAGCCTGAAGAGCTTAGAAAAATTGATGAATATTATCGTAACCAAATAAATAAACAATAATGCCAATTGTAAAAACAATCGTAGGAAATATTCCTGAATTATTTAAAGAAGGCAAAGTGCCTAATTTATTAGCAAATCCCACTAATTGTCAAAAAGTGATGATAGGATTAGGGGCAGAGCTTGCTGAAGAATTTCATATTATTAATGATGTAGATCATGGTTTTCCTTTACCTGCTGAATATAGAATAGGCGACTATTCTGCAGTAAGATTAGGAGAGCAAGCTACTATCCTTAATTTCTATGTAATCATGGAACCAAATGGTCATTTTGAATACAGCGCATTAAAAAACTGTCTTAAAAAATTATCTAACGAAGCCCAAGCAGCAGGTACTTATATTCAGCTTACTTTTCCTTTAATTACTCCTTCTGAATATGGAGCTAAATGGGAAATAGTAAAGAGAATCCTTGATACTCAAGAAAACTTACTAATAACTGTAGTTCAACATGATCAAAGAGAAGTACGAGTGGGTGAAGGAGAAGCTGACTCAGCATCCTGAATTAAGAGATTCTAATGAAAGATTGTATTATCACTATCTTAAAGAGATAGGTTATGATATGAACAAATCTTTCAAAGATGCTCTAAAAGACATGGAAAAAAGAATTATTCCTTATCTAGATAGTTTTGGTCGTGCGTCTCGCAAAGTTCAAGAAGAACATCCGCATTTAAGAGGTAAATCTTATGGTAAAAGAAAGGGCGAAAAGCAAGATAAAATACGTCAAGAAATTAGGGATTTGACTTAAAATTCAGTATTTTTATTAAGTAGTAAATTAATCTAAAATCAAACATTTATGGGGCAATTAGTGTTCCTGGTTGGAAAATCAGGTATGGGGAAATCTACCTCACTAAGAAATCTAAATCCAGATGAAACTGTGATCATAAACACAGACCAAAAGGCTCTGCCGTTTAAGCAGTTTAATCTAAAGTACAACGAAGAAAAGCGTAATTATCGCAAGACTTCTGATGTTAGTGTAGTTATAGCTACATTGAAAAAAGTCAATGATCTTCCTCATGTAAAGACTATTATTATTGATACATGGTCAAGAATTATGACTGATGCTATTATGAATCCCGCATTTAGAGCTGAAAAAGGCTTTGACAAATGGACTAAGATGGCAGCTGCCCAGTATGATCTGATAAACTTTATCAATGACTCTATGAGAGAAGATATAATAGTTTATCTGTTTGCTCATCCTGAAACGCATTTTGATGAAGCAGGTTTTGCTTCTGAGCGTATCGGTGTACAAGGCAAAATGCTAGAGAGATTTGTGCCTGAGTCATTCAGCACAATTGTTCTTTATGCTGAGATAATCAAAACACCTGGGCAACCTAACAAACATGTATTTAGAACTGTTTCATCAGGCTCTGATACTTGTAAAACTCCTCTAGATATGTTTGAGGAGACAGCAATAGACAATGACTTGGCTATTGTTAATAATGCAATTCGTGAATATTATTCAATTTAATTTTAAATCAAAAACAAAACAACATGGAGAATGTAGTTTGGGGCGAAGTACCCGCACAAAGAACAAGAAAACAGGAGCAATTTTCTCATCCTGTAGTAACAATGTCAGCAATTGATAAACCAGGTGCTGGCCGTAAATTTAGTTTTAACAAGGCAGCTCAAGAAGCTCTTGGAATCAAAGGCGAAGACAGAGTTAGCTTTGGTTTTGAAACAAACGGTAAAAGAATCTTTATCCGTAAAGCAGAAGGTGATGCTGGTTTTCAGCTAACTAAAACTTGTACTCTTAGTGATAAGAGAACATATGAGTTTATTGCAAAGCGTTGGGATCTAAACTCAGAAGTAGAGAATCATTTAGCAATTGCTATGGGAGATTCTTATGGTGAGTTTCAATTGATGACCTCTACTGAGCCTACAGTTATTAATACTGTAGAAGAAGTAGTTGAAGAAACTGTAATTGAAGAGGAAGTACTTCCAGAGCCTGCAGTAGAAGAAGAAGTAGAATATCATTTAGATGCCAAAGTAGATACTGATTCTACTGCAACTGATATTGATGAAGACGTTTGGTAATTTTTTTAACTTTTTAAACACACAAAACAATGATTAATTTGAATGACGCGTCTTTTGACGCAAAAGAAGGAGCAGCAATTTTTAATGACGGTAAAGCTGGTATTGCTGAAAATGTAACTTTGTCTATTAGCAAAAAGAAACCTGAAGATAAAGAAGGTTCGCCTGATTACAAGCTTAGTTTTACTGATGCAGCGGGTGGATCTTGCAACAGTTCTTTCTGGTATGTAGAAAAAGCTACTGAGTATTCTACTATCGATGAGCAAGTAGCTAAGCAAGGTAAAGTAATGAAGCATGTGATTCATGCTATCTATGGAAACACTTATCAGTTTCCTAGCTTTAACTCTGCTCGTGAGATGCTAGATGGCTGTATGAAAATCATCCGTGATGGTTTGGCTCAAGGACCTAAATTCCGTGTGTTTGCTAACTATGGTACTACTAGTTCTGTAAAGAATTATATTCAGCCTCGCAGCTGGGTGCCATTTATGGAGCCAATGAGTGTTGCTCTTGCAGACACAAGATTGAAACCAGGAAATCTTGACGCTATGGCTAAGCTTCAAGCAGATAACGTTGCTGCACCTGCAGCTTCTTCTGCGGCAGCTGCTACAGTAGATGGAGATGATTGGTAATAATCTTTAACTTTACAGGAGGGAGTTCTAACAGCTCCCTCCTTTTATTTTATGGAAGAAATAAATCTTAATTCTATTACGTTTAACAGCTTAATTACTAGAGAAGATATATTAAAGCATGTTACCCAAGAAGAAATTTATAGTTTTTATTTAGGAGAAGACGTAAGCAAACTAGGTGTTTTTCATAGTCCTCTTCGTGAGGATAATATTCCATCATTTGCACTTTATTTTCATAAAGTTAATCGTAACATATTAATGTTTAAAGATTTTGCTACAGGAGACTGTGGCGACTTTGTGATATTAGTACTTAAAATGTTTAATCTCTCTTATTCAGAGGCATTAAAGAAAGTTGCATTTGATATGAAACTGGCTGAGTTTAATATTAACGTGTCCCAAACTCCTGTTCAATATACTAAAATTATGCAGAAAGATTCTGTAGAACTAGGTATTAAGATTAGACCTTGGCAGGTACGTGATAAGATTTATTGGTCAGCATTTGGAATTAGAAAAAAAACTTTAGAAAAGTTTAATGTTTATCCAATTGATTATGTGTTTTATAATACTACTGCTGTAAAAACAAGTGACTATGCTTATGCATATGTAGAAATTAAAGACGGCAAAGTAAGTTATAAAATCTATCAGCCATTAGAAACTAAAATTAAAAAATGGATTAACAATGCAAATTATACTGTTCATCAAGGCTATACTCAGTTACCTTCTGTTGGAGATTTATTAATTATAACAAAATCTTTAAAAGATGTAATGAGTCTTCATGATTGTATGGGAGTAAGTGCAATAGGCTTACAATCAGAATCAGTTATGATGAAAGAATCTGTTATGGACGAGTATAAATCTAGATTTAAAAAAGTAATATGTCTGTTTGACAATGATGATGCAGGTAAGAAATTATCTGAAAGTTTTACTGCTAAATACAATGTCCCGCACTTCTTTGTGCCTGAATTACCTAAAGTAACAGACTTTAGTGACTTAGTAAAAGCAGTAGGTGTAGAAGAAGCGGTTAAGATTATTAATACTAAAATTGAAGACATATGGAATTTGTAGATTTTGTAGAATGGTTAGAAAATTTGCCTACTCAAACATTAACAGATGAGTTAAAAGAGAGTATTATTACTGAAGTAGACAGTTTAATTTTTGATATAAAAGAAACAGTGTTTGCAGAAGGTATTACAGAAGGCAAAGAAAAAACTGTAGAAATTATTAAAGATTTTTTAGATGATAATTTATGAATAAACAAGAATCTCTTAGTAAAATTAGTAAAGATCTAATGCTAAAAGAGCCTTATTATGGGTTTTTCTTAATGGCACTAAATAGAATCTGGACTAATAAAGTTCCTACTGCTGGTGTCAGCAAAGATGGGATTAATTATAGGTTATATATAGGTGAAGATTTTTGGACTAGTTTATCAGATAGTCATCGTAAAGGTTTGCTTAAACATGAGTTACTTCATATTGCTTTTGGACATCTAACAATGTATTTTAAATTCTCCAATAAGCGCCGCGCTAATGTTGCGATGGACATGGAAATAAATCAATACATTGATGAAGAAAATCTGCCTGAAGGAGGAATTAAGCTCAGCGATTATGAAGATTTAAATTTGGATCCTAAAGCTGGTTGTAGATATTACTATGATAAGCTTAAAGAACTAGAAGATCAAAAAGAAAAAAACGGATCTTGTGGTAATAGCAACATGGATAATCTTCTTGATGGCATAAAAAACGGAAACATTCCTGATCATAGTACTTGGGAAGAATTTGAAGGTTTAACAGAAGCTGAAGAGAAATTATTAGATAAGCAGATTCAAAGGATACTTAACGATGCCGAACAAAAAACTAAATCTCGTGGAGGACATGTGCCTGATGAGATAGCGGACAAAATTATTCTCGAAGAAATTCTTCCGCCAAAGTTTAACTGGAAGAATTACATCCGAAGATTTACTGGAGTAAGTACAAAGATCTATACGAGAAAGACTCGTCGCAAGGAGAATCTTAAGTTTCCTGATAATCCTGCTTTAAAAATTAAAATGCGCCAAAAGATGCTGGTTGCTATCGATACTTCTGGATCTGTAAATAACGAAGAACTCAAAGAATTTATGAATGAGATTCATCATTTACATAAAGCAGGAGTTGACATCAGAATCATTCAGTGTGATACGGTAATAAGATCTTCTAAAGATTATGACGGCAAATTTGAGCTAGACATAGTAGGTCGTGGGGGAACTAGCTTTGATCCTGTATTAGAGTTTTATGGGGCACACAAAGAATACACTAGTTTGATTTATTTTACTGACGGAGAATGTTCTACAAGCATGAAACCGTCAAAGCCTGTGTTGTGGGTTATATCTGGGCAATCTCATATGCCAGAAAACCTTCCAGGAAAAGTTATAAAATTAGAATTATAAAAGAAAAACATTATGAGTCAAGTACAATTAAACATTGATGAATTAAAGGGATTTTTATCTCACATGGTTAAGAATAACCAACACATTCAGTCAGAAGGTAAAGTGCCTGTGACTATTAATATCATGGGCGATGCGGGCCTCGGTAAGACTTCAGCTATTTTGCAGGTTGCAAAAGAAACTAACATGGACATGGTTAAGCTAAATTTGGCTCAGTTTGAAGAACTTGGTGATTTGATCGGCTTTCCTGTTAAAGAATATCAAGTAAAAAATTCTGAGGGTAAAACTTTATGGATTACTGAACAAGAAATTGAAACAGCTAGCTCTAAAGGATACAGAGTTGTAGGCAAGCGTATGGCGCATGCTGCTCCTGAATGGATCCAAGGTAAAGGCGAAGGTGGTTTCTTAATTCTTGATGACTTTACTCGCGCTGACCATAGATTTATGCAGGCAGTTATGGAGATTTGTGATCGTCAAGAATATGCTTCTTGGAAATTACCTAAAAATTGGCATGTTATCCTTACTACTAATCCTGACAATGGTGATTATAATGTTACTAGTCTTGACGTAGCTCAGCAAACCAGATTTATTTCTGTAGAGCTGAAATATGACGCTAATGTTTGGGCTCGTTGGGCAGAAGAAGTAGGCATTGATGGCCGTTGTATAAACTTCATGTTGATGAATCCAGAGCTAGTAAGCCAGAGAGTGAATCCAAGAAGTATTACTACGTTCTTTAATGCTATTAGTTCTATTCAAAATTTCTATGATGAACTACCGTTGATTCAAATGATCGGCGAGGGTTCTGTAGGATCTGATTTCAGTTCTATGTTTGTAATGTTTATTAATAACAAACTTGACACGCTGATCTCTCCTGAAGAAATTATGACCAAAGATGAGAAAGCAGTATTTGAGATTCTTGAAAGTATCGTAGGAAAAGATGATGAGTTTAGAGCAGATTTATCTAGCGTAATGGCAACCAGAGTTGTAAACTATTGCTTGACTAAAGCAAAAACACAACATGTACCTGACAGTATGATAAATCGTCTTGCTAAAATCACTACTACTTGTACTGCTTTTACGGATGATCTTAAGTATTACATTTCAAAAGAATTATTGGGCGGGAACAAAACTAAGTTTGCTAAGCTTATGTTGGATCCCAAAGTTGCTAACATGGTAATTAAATAGTCATGAAAACATTATTAAAATTTGTTGGAGAAGTAGATGTTAATGGAAATTTATGTGACATTCATTTACACCAAGTGCAAACTTTGGATCATAAGAAGCCTTTTAATATCATCAAGAAAAAAGATTATACTCCTAGTTTAGGAGATAAGTTTTATTTCTTGCCTGGCGTTAATATTCCTAGAGTAAAAATGAAAGATTTTACTGTAGAGTATAATGTAAAAGTTGTCAGAGATATTAAAGATGCTACTGTTGTGTTTGGCAGTAATCTTAGTAATAAAAAAGTTCTAACAACTAACTGGCTTTATACTGTGGGTACTATTCAATTTACTAATTGTTTTAATGCATTGGTCGAGCTAGGTAGATTAGATCAACAAACTATAGAGCGTGTGAAAACAGCTTTAGAGTTTTATACAGAAGCTAAGATTATTTCTGACTATAGATCTATTGCTATGATGGGCGATGATAGTTTGTATAAAAACTTAATTGTTAATCCTGCTTATGAGTTTACTCGATCTAAAGAGAGTGAATATGTAAACGAAGTTGAGGAAGATTATCTCGACATAGTAAACTATCTAGATGGTAAAGAAGTTCTTGATGAAAGTTGCATATTAGATCTTTTAAATGGCGAAGATGCTGTGTTGATTAATAAAGAAGTATATGGTCAGCTAGCAGTAATGCTCCAAAGTTCAGATCAAGACAATCATGTTGTTGCTATGGAAATCTTGGCTAACTGTAAGTACAAAGAAAGCCTGTATTATATTTTAAAGCTAATGAGTCTGTATTCTTCGCAAATGATAAACTGCAGAAGCGTAGGGCATGTTAACTTTAAGAGTTTGCTGAGCTATCTAGGCATAGACAAATACGGTATGAAGTTTACAACAGACGGGCGTATTGCTAAGCTTATGGAAAAAGGAGTATTAACACCTGGAATGATTACTAGTATTATTAAAGATGATCTTTGTAATCCTGAAAGTTTTTACTCTAGTATGGTGCAGATTAAAACTCTTACTGTAAATGACGAGATTCATAAGTATTTCAATAAAAACTATACTTTTGATTTATTGCCAGACTTTGAGCCAGTGCCTGAAGACAAAGCAGAACCAGTAAAACAGCCGACTCAAGAACAAACAACCTGGCTATAAACAAACATGCGTAATTATGGTAAGTGAATTAAAATTAGAGTTTCCAGAGTTTATTACGCATATACCTCAAAGTAAAAAGGTATGGGTCAAAATTGGTTACAATAAGATCCATGCCTCTGTACATTATACCACGCGGGCAGCTTTAGTGGCTGCCATGCATGGGTATATTGAAAAGCATATTCCTGAGAATCTTACAATCCAGGGACCTGTAGAAACTAGATTAACGGTATATGCTCCGATAAATTTCGGCAACATGAAAATGGTTATGGACAAGGAAACAAACAAACGTAAGGTGCAATGGAAACCTGCTCCTACTGGCTATAAGCCTAATTGGGATATAGGTAATCTAGCGTTGATATGGCTTAAGTGTTTAGACGATGTATTAATCAAAAAAGGTATCCTTCCTGATGACACTGTCGAGCATCTTCGCCGTACTACTTATGAGTTTATTCCTGTAGCTAACTTAAAAGACAGAAAACTTGTGTACAAACTTAAAACCATAAAAAGATAATGGGGGAATATAAAGAAATCAGTAAATTAAATCAAAGCCTTCTTAAGAAGATTTTGGTTAGTCCTAAGAGTTTCTTAGATGCACAGCGTAAGTATCAAGAAAATGATGATAGTACTGAAGATCATTTTGTTTTTGGTACCATGGTAGATATAATGCTAACTGGCACCAAAGAAGAATTTGAGAAGAAGTTCTATCGCATTCCTGATAATATTAAATGTTCTGATGGTGTTAAAGCTATCGTAACAGGTGTCTATGAAGAAATTAAAGAGGATATCGCTCCTATAACAGGAATTAGCAACTACAAAGATATTATTCTAAAACACTGCAAGTATCAAGACTATCAACCTAAATGGAAAGATGATACCAGGGTAGACAAGATAATAGAACAAGGTGCGCAATATTTTGCTATTCTAGCTGATTCAGCAGGAAAAACTACTGTTACAGAAAGTGAATATTCTAATGCTGTATCTTGCATAATGGCTCTGAAATCAGATAAATTTATCAGACCGTTTGTAGATAAAAAGTATGATCAAGAAGTAGAATTTTTAGATAAGTTTATTGTAGAGTTTAACATAGACGGTATTGATATTAAAGGCGAGTTAGATCGTGTGGTACTAAATCATAGTACTAAAATTATTACTCCAATTGATTTTAAAACTACAGGAAAGAGTATTAATAGCTTTCAATCAGACTTTTGGTATTATCGTTATGATTTTCAAGCAGCTACTTATCGAGTAGGTCTAGCTCAGCATCCTAGAATTCAAGAACTCCTTATGAAGGGCTATCAGCTAAATCTTTTTCACTATATTGTAGTAGAAAAGAATCTTCAAAATCTTCCTATGATTTTTATAGTAGGAACAGAAGTAGATAAAATAGGCTATAGTGGGGGGGAATTGTCTAATGGAAAAGTTTTAGAAGGTCTTACTCAAGCAATTGCTAGATATAAATATGCTGAAGAAAACGATGCTTGGGATTACCCTATGGAATATTATTTAACAGGAGGCTTTATAATGATAGAAACATGAAAGAGATAAAATTCACAAAAACTGCTACTTTCTTATTTCCATTACTTCAAATACCTAAAAGTTTATTTGATTGCGATCTTAAAGATAGATTTGGCAGACTAAAATTTAATAATAGATTTATTAATGCTTATTTAGCTGACAACTATATAAATAAATATCAAAGCAATGATGACATAGACTATGTATTTGTTGTAATAAGAAATTATCAAGATGTGGATTTTAGTACTTTCTATTCAACAATTCAAGCTCTTCCTAATTATGTAGACGATTATGATCATAAAGAATGTTGCGTAGTAGTATTTTCAGTTCCTAATGAGAGAAGAAAAGATTTTAACCTAGTAAAAAATGGTTTATATTCTCAAGTTAGTACTGATGGCAAAAGACTCATTTTAGCTAATAATTTTTTCAGCGGTAAAGTATTTACCTTGCCTTTGATTTTAAATAAGGCAGAAGTTTTGAAAAACAGCTGGGAAGATAGGTTAACTTTTATAGGCAAAGATATTTATTCTCCTGCAGATTTAGGAGAGCAAGAAGTTTGGCCTATACTAGATTATGATAAAGAAATATTAACTAGTGAGATTATAAAAGCAATCCATATTCAAAAAGATTTATTACCATCGGAGGAGTTTTAGCTCCTCCGATTTTTATCTACATAATAATTAGATTTTCTAATGACAGGGAGGATTTATTCCTCCCTTTTTAAACCTTAACATATGGCAAAGACAGACAAAGAAAAGATCAAGGATCTTAAGGAAAAACTAAAAGCAGAAAAAGCTGAAAATAAGTTTTTAATAGCTGCTTTTAAAAGAGTCGAACAAGAAAAGTATTATTATAAGCAAAGGTCTGAAACGCTTAGAAAAGAATTAATCAAATGCAACGAGGAAAAGAATTCTGGGTTAATCAACTCGGAGAATCCTGGGCTACTGTTTTAAAGCCTGTACTAAAAACCGAAGAAATGGACAAGATTATAAATGGTCTCGTATTTGACTATGCTTTTGTCCATATGTATCCTAAAGAAAAAAAGGATATATTTAGAGCATTCAGGCTTTGCCCGTTTGATAATCTTCGAGCAGTAGTAATAGGTACAGAACCTGGGCCGTTTACAGGTACAGGGCCGTTGGCATTCGCTGATACATCTTCTATACATACTAATGCTTCAGCTAGTAAAATTCGTGAGTGCGTGGCTAATCATAAAAAAGAGTTGTATCTAGATTTTGACACAACTTTTGAACATTGGGCCAGTCAAGGCATTTTAATGCTAAATCGCAGTTTAACTTGTCGTAATGGAGAATCTAGAACACATAGAGAAGACTGGAAAAAATTCTTTGGCATGGTGCTGTATAGTATTACTCTTTATAAACAAGGCACTATATTTTTGCTTTGGGGTAAAGAAGCTCAAAAATACTGTGATTTATTATCAAATGATCACCATGTATTTACTTGGGAACATCCTATGGTAGCTGATAAACAGTTTAGAAAATGGGAATGTCCAAATTTTGAACAAGTAGACTTATTATTAAAAACTCATGGAAGAGAGCCTTTTATTTGGTGAGTATTCTAAACATACTAGTAAGATATTTACAGAAAAAGATATTTTAGATATAAAAAATAGCTTACTTGCAGGAGTGCAAGTTAAAAAAATTGCTAAAAAATATTCTGTATGTTCTAGAGTAATAGATACTATTTTTAAAGAGTTTTTGTTGGATAAAAAAAATTTTTATCCTAGCACTCAATTAGGATCTAAAGATGAAGAATACTACACAGAAGAAGAGATGTTATCAGGTATAGATTATAGCTCTTATACTTGGGATAATTTAACAGAAGAAGAAAAACAATTTTATTTAAATTATGGTAAACAAAACAATAACAGAGATGATAGCTCACTGGAGTGAGGTATTTGGATTGCCGATTAAATCTGAATTAGCATTTCCTGATAGTAAACGCGTAGATTTAGCTTTAAAACTTATTAGAGAAGAATTAAAAGAGACAGAAGAAGCTATTGCATTTAAAGATCTTAAGTCTACTCAGGATGGTTTAGGTGATTTATTGTGGGTAACCATCAGAGCTATGATGGAATTTGGAATAGATCCACAAGAAACAATTGAAAAAATCTATGAATCTAATATGTCTAAAGCAGATGTAAGTGAAGAAGATGCTATTATAACTTATAAAAAGTATATGGAGCAAGGTATACAGACATATTCCAAAGAAAGCAATGGTCTATTTATAACTTACCGCTTTGGGGATAATAAAGTATTAAAGAGCCACAAATTTAAAGAACCAGAGTTATGACAGTAGGTAAAAAAGTAGTTTGTATTGACGATAGTATTAAACCAGGTAAAGAAGAGTTTGTAAAATATGCTTTTCCAGCGTGGATTAGAAAAGATCAAATCTATACAATAAGAGCTATAGTAGAGAATCAAGGTATAGTACCAGGAATGCTTTTAAAAGAAGTAGTGAATCCTAGTATATATATTCATTTAGTAAAAGCTTATCAAGAACCTGCATTTAGATTAGATAGATTTAGAGAATTGGAAGATTCTGAACTAGAAGAAGATCTAGTAGAAGAATTAAGTTTAGAACTTGAAGATTACGTGTACTAATGAAACAGAGAGAATTTTTAATTGAAGCCGCAGGATTTTTTTTGTGTCTTGAAAATGGAGGATTGTCTATAGGAGATCAGTTAGATCTTTTAGAAGAAATATGTAAAACAGGTAAACAAATACATCCGCCTGATGAAGTAATAGTGTGGGAACCTTTTGAATATTGGATGGCAGATAGAATTTTAGAAGAAATTTATAATTTATCAGGTTTATTAGAAGCTATATATGAACGAGGAAAACAAGCAAGAGTTACTTCCTGAAACAGTGACTTATATAATATTACTTTCAGCTATGCAAGTAGTATTAAATTGTGCTTTAGAGCTACAAGGAACTATTTATGATCAAGGAAAAGTAAAACAAAAGATTAGAGAAGCTATTAACCAAATGGTTAATCAAAATAGTAAAAACAGAGATAGAATCTGGGTAGCAGATGAAAAAAAAGCTGCTGATCTTATGTATGCTATTCAAAAAATAGGCGAACAAGTAGCTAAAGGTGATGGCCTTGCACTTATGCTTATTACAAAATTATCAAGAGAAGGTTTTGATCTCGCTAAATGTGTCATAACAGAGTTATCTGATGAAGAACTAGAAAAAAGAAGGGCGGAATTATAACCGCCCTTTTTTTAATCCATTACTTTATCTCCTGTTCTGTATAATCTAATTCCTTGTGCAGATCCTGGTAATAATTGCCCTGCATGTATTAACCATTTAGGCTGATCTTTAAAAGTACCTGATTCAAACACATCATCCTCAATATTATCATTAAACAATGCCCCTATATCACCTACTACACGATGTACATCTTGAACTACTTGTGCCATAGGCACGGCAGTTTTTGTAAGTTTTTCAAACTCTAAAGGATTAGTATAGAAGCCGATATCTGTACGAAGTCTAATAGTTTGATTCAGCAAAAAGTTAGTTACCATTTGTTCTTCATCATCGTCATCTCCTGCAAGAGCTTTTAAGAAAAGAGCCATTCCCATAAGTCCCAACATTAAATACAGCTCAGTCATGTTCTTGCGCATATTAGCTGCATCAACTGCTGAGAATTTTTTTTCAAATTCAGTATTCTGGAACATTAGTTTTCTTGCAAGTTGTTTAAGAGTAAATAGAGTATCTGAAATTACATTTTCAGAAGTTTGCATACCAGTAAGTCCTCCTGCTATATATCCTATTCCTGCTCCTAATGCAGTGCCTACTCCTGGTAAAAACATTGTTCCCACTGCAGCACCAGTAGTTAATAACTGGCCTTTAGTGTAACTTCTGTAGCGACCTTTGCGTATATAAGGCTCATCTAGCCCATAGGATAAAGCGTAATCAGGACTATCCCCTGGTTTTTCAAATCTATTTGCAAATCCTTCAAACATCCAAGTTCTAAACTGACTTAAAAGTCTACCTGAAATAGTTTGTTTAACTTGTAAAGCATTATTATAATCACCATGGTTCATTTCGATTATTCGTTTAATCTTTTGAATCATACGAATTTCATCTACTTCAGTGGTAAATCCTTCTTTTAGTTTTCCTGTATTAATATCATATGCGTCCCAAATAGTAACTGTTTTGCCTTCAGGATCTGTAGCTTTAAATCTTGGGTTTCCGTCTTTATCTTTATCCATCATTACGGCTACCATTATTGGAGCGTAGTTTAAGTATTCAGAACGTTCTTGTAAACTAAACGGTCCAAATCTTTTAAGCTTAGACATAGAAGATTTTTGAGACATGTCAAACATTTCTTTATTAGAAGTTTGTAACAAATCCCATTTATCCATTAATGTTCTAATTTTAACAGCATTACTGTTAACTCCTTCCCAAGTATTAAAACTTAAATTTCTACCAATAGAATTAGTGACTAGCATATAAGCTTTTCGCAAACTTTCCATACTATAGTCTCTACCATCAGATGCTTGAATAAGATTAGAAATAACTCCAAAACCAATGTTAGAAAAAGCTGAAAAGAAGTTCCATCCTAGACCTTTAAGGGTCATATATTTTAGAGCAGTATCTCCGACACCAGACATTGTTCGGAAACCTCCTAAAGAATCTATCTGTGCTTGGATAAATTCTTTTGTTGCAGGATCTTCTTCGTTTTTAAGCAACTCTTCAAGTTCTTTCTTACGTGTCTCTTCGGCTTTAGTATAAAGCTTAGTTTTAGTAACCCCTTCTACTTTTCTTCCACCTACTCCATAAAAAGTAGAGTCCATGAAGAAATCAAATGTAGATTTTAGATTTGCTAGTCCTTCTTGCGTTACTAATTCGCCATCTTGAAACTGCGGCTGCCCTTGTTTATTTGTTACTATTTCTTTACGAGCTTTAAGTTCTTGTTCTGCTAGTTTAATCTGCGGCTCTATAAAAGATTTATGTTTGTATGCTAAAACATTTAAAGAATAGGCTTTAAGAATTTTAGTAACATCCCAAGATTTTTGTTTTGACAAAGTATCTCTGGCTTGTTTTTTGAATTCACGTCGTTCTAATTCAGTAGCTGGTTTACCTGTACGTTGTTGATGCTCTATGCTCATTACTTTGACCATATCGCGAACTTTGTTTTCAGTATCTTCAATGTACTGGATCTGAATATTTTTCTCAATGTTTTTAGTATAAGGATCAATATCAGAGTAAACAGTAGTAGCAGAGTCTGTGGTAGTTTGAAGTTGCTTCATTTTATCCCAAAAAGGAATTACTCCCATCATTAAACCTTTCTCTTGGAAAATATCCATTAAGTTTTTTTCAATAGTAGGAAGTACTCCTACTCCGAGTAGTTCTTGTTTATGGGTAGGCAGCATATAACGGAGAGAGTTAAGGGTCTCCATCATAAAGCTGTGGTAGTTTAACAAATCTTCGTCAGCCTCTATTTTGGCAAAGTTTTTATCATACCATTTTGTAGGTTTACCGTCAATTTCTTTTCTTGGTACTTGCTCTACATACTCTCTAATTCCTCTTGGAGAATAGAAAATATCTTTACCATTTACTCTTTCTTTAACGCGAGAAGCTGGATTTTCTGCCATATCCATTCCCCAATAAGGAGAATGTTCTTTTAACCAAATTTCAAATAAAGCATCTTTTTCGGTTTGTGATAGAGGCTGCAATTGCATACTGTCATAAATAGCTTCTCTTCTAATTTTAAAATCTTCAAGTTTCTTTTCTACACGTTTAATAAAATACTCATATCCTTTTTCTCCAAGATGATACTTAAGATCTGAGATATGTTTTGCTTTAGAGTTTTCGTCAAACTTAACTCTAGAATATAAAAACTTGTCAGGCATAGTGCCTCCTTCAAGAGCACTGTCTGCGAATAAAATCCGTGGATCAAAGGAAATAGTATTATTATTGACCCAATCAAAAAAGGCACTTACTTTGGTTTTATCTTTTTTTAGATCTCCTTTATTATCACGTTGTTTAAAAGCTTCGTATAATAATCTGTTACGAACTTCAAAAAATTCTGAGGAAAATCTATGCACAGCTCGACCTGTTTCCCGACCGTCTTCAGTAAGTTGCTTAAGAATGTCAAAGTTACCGCCTGCTTTTTTTAAAAATTTTTTACTCAGGTCATCTAATTTATTCCAGACTTCTTGTGCTTCTTGTTGAGCTTGAATATTTGCTCTTTCTACTGCAGCAAAAATTGCTTTAAGCATTGCATCATCATGACGAGATAGATTTAAAGTAAGTGCGCCGACTTTATTAATGTCTGCAAGAGCTTTAAAAATTTCTTCTTGAGTAAGCTTACCGTCTGTGTATTGTCTAACAAAATTGCTTACATAATCTTTACGAAGTTTACTAATTCTACCTTGTAAATCTTCAGCATCAGCTTTTAAAGCTCTAAATACTGATCTAATACTTTCTGTATTAAACTCATCTTCATCTAGAAATATATGCTCATTGGCTTCAGTAGAAAAATCTCCAGCTTTAATCCAAAGATTTATAATTCTTTGTGCATAGTAGATATCATCATAGCTTACAGCAGCATTTGTTAGTAAAGCTTTTACTTCTTTTAATTGAGTTTTAGCAAAATCCGTAACATCTTCAAAAGCTTCTACATTTTGAGATCTAATTACTCGACCTTCTGCTTCATCAACTAAACGTTGTAAACTTTCTAAACGAGTTATGATTTTTCTATATTCAGTAGGATCTTCAGTAGATCGTAGAGCTTGACGTTGTTTAATAATTTCAGTATTGATTTTATCTAAACGCTTACGCTCTGCTCTTGCAAGTTTATCTGGAGCAGTGTCTATTAGATCATCTGTTTCAAAAGTATTTATTTTTGTTGCAGGATTAATTACTGTTGCTTGCGTATCTTGGACTATTGGATTAGTAGATACAAACTTTCTAAACCCTTCTATATCTTGTTTAGAACCTAAAAATAAATCAGAAAGATACTTATCAGTGTTTATTACTTTATTTGTAGGTAATTTAGATATAGCCTCATTAATCTGAGATTTCCATTCTTTAGTATCATATTTAGCACCTCTTTCTTGTATTCTTTTTTCAAATTCTTTATCTGTAAGATTTATAACTTTATCAAAAGATTCAGCATTATTTCTTAATAAATTAGTATTAGAAGTAAATAATGTTTTGTTTTCAGAAATAGCTCTTTGTTTTGCAACATCAAACATTTCTTGCATCATTTGATTATACTCATTATTCCAATTTTGAGTACCTCCATCTTTAACTTGATAAGTTGTTACATTATATTTATCAGCTATCTCTCTTACTTTATTATTTATTTCTGCAGCATAATCATCATCTAAAGAAATAAATTTATTTTCTCCTTGATTTTTTAAAAAGCTTTTACCTATAGTAGGATGCCCAAATACAATTCTATCTGTTGGTAATATTACATTTGACTTTATAGTATCAAGATATTGAGAGTATAGCCGTTGAGCTTGTTGTTTTTGTTCTGGAGTTATATCGTCATCATATAACTTTTCATTAAAGAATCTAGTAGCTAAATTTAATAAATTGCTTATAGGTGAATCTTCTGATAAATCTACTTGTTTATCTTTTGTTCTATCAAATAAATCAGTAATTAAAGTAGCTTTAGTGGGAGCTTTACTTGTTTTTTCACCTTTTAATGATAAAAGTTTTTTAAACAAAGCATTAGCAGCATTATTTAAATCATTTAATTCTTCCCCAGATGGTTTCTGACCTCTTAGATTTACAGCACTTGACTTCCATTTATTTACAATAGTTTTAGCCTCATCTTCTGTAAACTCCGTTTTTTTAGGTGTAATAAATCCAGCAGCTTCATATACAGCATTAGCTAATTCAGGATTAGAATCAAATAGTTCTGTTACACCTTCTG